CATTACAACAAACAAGACTGTCCTCGGCTCTGGCACACTTCGAGCAATCAAGGAGTTCAAAGACAACGCTGGTAACACAAAGATATTCTCTGTCGGCAACAATAAGATCATCAGCGGAACAACTACGCTGGTTGATGAAACGCCCGGCGGTTACGTTATAAATGCAGATAATTGGAAGCTCGTAGACTTTAACAACAAGATCTATTTTTTCCAGCGCGGACTTCAGCCTCTTGTCTATGACAACGCAGGAGGCTCTGTAATCCCCCTCAGCAGTGTTGCTGGCTCAGCTGGGGTAGTTAGTGGTATGTACGGCAATGAGGTCCTGGCGGCTTATGGACGCCTCTGGACGGCTGACGTCACTGGAGACAAGTCTACTGTCTATTGGTCTGATCTGCTTATAGGTCACGATTGGACTGGCGGCACCAGTGGCTCTATTGATATTTCCAAGGTCTGGCCTGATGGATACGATGAGATCGTAGCCTTAGCGGCTCACAACGGCCTGCTTATTATCTTTGGGAAGCACAGCATTGTGGCGTATCAAGGCGCTCAAGCTCCTGCAACTATGGCTCTGGTCGATACTGTTGCTGGTGTAGGGTGCGTTGATAGAGATACGGTCCAATACACAGGCTCTGATGTGCTGTTTTTGTCGCACACAGGACTCAAAAGCTTTGGGCGGACAATACAAGAAAGCTCTCTGCCGATTAGTAGCCTTTCAGGAAACATTACCAAAGACATTATCGCCGCCCTTCAGAATGAAACCCAGTCGTTTAGGTCTGTATACAGTCCTGAAGAGGGATTCTATTTACTGACGTTTACAGGGCAGGACATAACGTATTGTTTTGATGTGCGTGGAACTTTAGAGAATGGGTCATATCGGGTAACCCGATGGCCATCTACTAACTTTACGTCATTTACAAGAATTGATAATGGCGACTTGTATGTCGGCACTACAGCAGGAATTAGCACGTACACAGGGTATAGCGACAATGGCTCTAGTTATCGTTTTAAATACTACAGTCCAAGTCTGACGTTTGGTGATAGCTCAAGAATTAAGATCCTAAAAAAGTTAAAGCCTACATTGGTAGGGGCTAACAACTCTGTGGTGTTTATGAAGTGGTCGTATGACTTTGACACTACATACTCTACGGCAGAGTTTACGGTAGGCACCCAAATCACTGGGTTCTATGGTGAAAGCGAATATACAACGGTTGAGTTTACAGGCGGACAACTAACCAACCAGCGTAGTCTTAACGCAACAGGATATGGAACCAGTGTACAGGTAGGTCTGGAATCAGAAATTGATGGATCACCCTTATCACTACAAGAAATTAACGTAATGGCTTTGATAGGTAAGCTACTTTAACTAGGAGATAACAATGGCTTTACCAGTTATTGATTTTAACACAGGCAGGGTAGTAGAAACTGACCCGTTTCTTGCTACAGAGGCCGCTGACTTCTCCATGCCGCAAAGTGGCTTTGGTCAAATTGCTGGCGGATTAGGCAATATCTTTGGCGGACTAATGGGTGCAGGACAATCTGTTCTTAACTCGCCTGATGCGCTTATGGGTCTTGCTGGAGGGCTTCTTACAAAGGAGTCGTATGACCGCCTTAGCGACATAGGATCGCAAGCTAAACAAGAGGCTATGGGCCTTGCAGAGCGCGGACAGAGAGAGTCAGAGTTTAAGCCATTTACTGTGACGACTCCTACCGGCGCTATGTTTACTTCTCGTATGGGTGGTCAACCTAGTATGGGACAGCCAACAATGTTTGATGCCCGGCCTATTGAGCCAGGGCCTTTAATGATGATGCCTCCTGGTATGGATGAGAGAGAGGCATTTAGACAAGGACTTCTTGGTCAGCCTGTAGGCGGCTTGTTGCCAGAGCCATTAACAGATGAATTGCGTCCGCGAGTGTCTAGTCCTTATGATGGTATGGGTGATCAGCTAAGGGATATGTTGGGGATTGCTCCAGGGTTAATTCAAGCTGGCCCTCAAAAAAGAAGAATTGGCGATATTGATCAGATAACTGGAATGAGAATAGATTATGACGCGCCTCCTGGAATGTCTGCTAGACCCGCCAGACCAGGAATGGAAACTGCTGATATAGGTTTTTTTGTAGATCCAATAACTGGACAGCAAGGAACAGGAAGTACCTCCTATTCAAAATATAGGCGGAAATTAAAAGATTATTACGATAAAAACCCCGGCGCTCAACAGTATTACGAGGGCTTAGAAAGACAAGCACAAACCCCGACTAGACAGCCAAGCCCTTCAATGGGTGGCCTTTTGCAAAATTTAACAGGAATGTTGCCTGCACAACCTACTACAGGCGGTCTTGAAGTAGGCATGACACTGTCACCGCAAGAGCAGGCACTACAGCAACAGTTGTTAGGTGGTGCCGGCGGGTTCTTTGGTCAGGCGGCTCAACCTACTATGGATCGTGAGCAGGCTGTATTTGAGCGTATAAGGGCCGCACAGCGTCCTGAAGAGCAACGGCAACGTCTAGCACTGGAAGAGCGTTTAGCGGCTCAGGGGCGATTAGGGACGTCCTCAGCGGCATACGGTGGCGCTACTCCTGAACTGATGGCCCAGCAGACAGCAATACAAGAGTCTCGCAATCAAGCTATGTTAAGCGCTATGCAACAAGCTCAGGCAGAGCAAGCACAGCAAGCGGCTCTTGGTCAGACATTCTTAGGGTCAGGCTACATGCCACAACAGGCATTGCTAGAAGCGGCCATGCCCGGAATTATGCAACAAGAGCTGGCTCAGCAAGGACAGCAGTTTGGTACTGGCTTGTTTGCAGAGACAGGACTGTCAGGCATTGAGGCTCAATTGTTACAAGAGCAGGCGCGAGCTAACCTACTTGGCGGCATCGGCGGTAACTTAATCTCAGGCATAATCAACCAACAACGTGCGGCCACAGCGGCCCCTAGCAGTAGCGGGGGAGGTTCTAGTTTAGGCGGCTTGTTTGGTGATGTTATTGGTGGGCTTGGCGATGTAGGCTCAGGAATTAAAAGTTTATTAGGAATCGGAGGCTAATCATGGCTAAGTTTTCACAAGCATTTTTGCAGTCAATGACACGACCTGCATACCAAGAGGGCCTATTTACTGCGGCTCGAGAGCTGGGTGGACTTCGAGGACGGATGGAGCAAGAGCGTGGAGCTATGCAACGCTTTGACCAACTAAGTAAAGCTACCGGTCAGGCCCAAGCATCTGCTTTGTCTGGCGATCCTAATGCGCTTGCTTTGAATGTTAGACGTTTAGAAGAGATTAGAGATGCGGCTCCTACGCTTCAAGAGAAGCAGGCTATTGATTCACGCATTACTCAACTACGGAGCATGGCTCCGGCGGCAAAGCAGGCCGGGCTTAAGCGTGATGTTACTGCGGTATCTCAGATTGATAATGTACTTGACGGCCTTGACCAAAGATCGGACATAACAGAAGAGCAAAAGGCTACGATAAGAGACTCGCTTTCTCTCCGTAAAAACCAATTACTTGAAAACCCTGAGATTGAGCAGGGATATCGTCAAGACCAGATTAATCAATTTAGGTTTGAAGAATCGGAGCTTGCCATGCGCGAGCAACAGTATATTCGCGATAACCAAGATGAAATACAAAGAGCAATTGAGTCTGGCGACCAAGATCAGCTTAAGGCCGTAAAAGACAAAATACCGCCTGAGTTTTCTACTATAGCCAATCAGTATATTACGGGCGCTATAAGAAACAATGAAACATTGAGTCAGTTTAAAGCTCAATCTATCGCCCTTAACACTGCTCCGATGACAGAAGAAGATCTCAACAAATTAATTTCATCTCTCCCAGAGGGCGCGGCTGACGCAATGGCTCCTGAAATAAGGGAATACAAGGAGGCGATTAAGGGGTGGAGTGATAAGACTCAGTGGTCTGGAAACACAAACGCTTTAAACAGAGCAAAAAAAGCTGAGGCCGCAATTCAATCAAGGATGTCTGGAATTTCAAACGCTTTATGGTCCTCTGAGCTTACTCAGAGAAACAGAATTGCCGCAGAAAACAGGGCGATAATTAGAAAGGCTGAGATAGATATGCTTCAGCCTGTAAGGGATATTGACAGGGAAAGAAGAGCAAAGCAGATCACAAAAGAGCGGGATGGCGAGCCTACTCGTGAAGATTACATTCTTGCTGAGCAACAGCTTAGGGAAGAGAATGTTGACACTCAGTTAAGGATTATAAACCAGTACGACCCAGATAAGGCTGTGGAGTTGGGCTTTGAGAAAGATGCCGAATCTCCTTATGAGGTTGGTCAGGTGATTGATTCTGAAGAGGGGGCTTTTGTTTACTTGGGTGGTGACTTCACAAACCCAGAAAGCTATCGCCTTGCAACAGAAGAGGAAATCCCTCAGGCAGGAAAGAAGTACAGGGCCGGACTTGATGTGGCTTTTGGAGTCCCCGCAAGAGCTGTAGCAGAGGCTGTGGGCGGCGCGGTTAGTCTTGGGTCAGCACGCAACAAAGTAGGCAGGGCATTTAGGCAATTGGGCGGCGATCTAAGTGGAATAACGATAGAAGAGCTTAGATTAATCACTCAGAATCCCAGTGGCGGCTTTAAGAATTACATGGGCCGCATTGAAGATGAGATAAACAGAAGAACGGCGGGTGAGTAAATGAAGAATCCTTGGAGCGCCTCCCCCAAAAGAGCATCGACAGCAAGGCCGAAAGCTCCTTGGGATGTGGGTTCTGACTTCACTCCCGAGCCAGAGTACAGTGCCATTCGATCTGGGGCCGTTGACTTTCTAGAGTCTGCCCTAGGTGTCGGTGATGAGTTGGATGCGACTATTCGACTTCTATCCGGCGAAGCTGGCACTTACAGTCAGGGTATCCAGCAATCTCGTGCAGAGCTAGATGCCTTTGAAAGGGAAAACCCAGGCGCTTCTGGCTTGATTACAGCGGTAGGTCTTGGTGCCGGCTTGTTTGTTCCTGGCGCTAGTCTTGTAAAGATCGCGCAGACAGGAAGCAAGTTAGATAGGGCATTCAAAGTAGCCACGCTTGGTGCCGCCGAAGGTGCCGCGTATGGATACCTCAGCGGTAGGGATGAAGGTCGATTAGAGGGTGCCGCACTAGGTGCCGGCCTAGGTGCTGGCCTTGGGGCCGGTGCATCCTTGTTGACCCGAAGCTCCGATGAGATTGCCGCCGCAACAAAGAAAGCCAAGTCTCAGCGGATAGGTCAAGAGGACGGGTTTATCGGTGGTGAAGAGGGATTTGCCAACGTGGGCCGCGCAGGAAAAGGCGGATCTGCTACAGACACCAGCCTGCAGGAGCGAAATGCAACGACCATTCTTGTTGGTGATGGCATTAAAGATACTATGGGCAAGGCTTCCAGAACAATAGGAAACATCTTGCTTGGAACCAAAGAGTGGACTGCCAAGAATGTAGGGTCTAGGGCCGCGCGTCTTGTAGAAGACTCAGAGATTATGGTCCGCCATGAGCTCAACGAAATCGACGCAATATATGACGACGTGTTTGCTGGGGCCGCAAAAGCGTTTGAAGAAAATGATTTCCTAAAACAGGCGCTCCTTAGAATAAACAATAAATTTGAAGACAATGCTGTTTCTTGGGATAGAGCAATGGAGATCGCCAGGACCGCCGAAGAAAAACAGGCTGTTCAATTGATGCGAGATCAAGTAAAGGTTCTAAAAGACTTGGACTTCGTTAAGTTTCCTGATGGTGACTACATGCCGACCATTGCGATTAACAAGAGCAAGATAATGGGGTCTAACGATTACGCAAACCCCGTTGAGGCGCTAAAGCAGTACGCCAAGGACATAGCAACAGCTAGAGCGGTAGCCAAGCGATTCAACATCAACATAGACAAGATAAATCTGAAGGAAGAAAAGCTACAGTCAAGAAGTCGCGTTGACTCTGTATTCAAAGCTATCGACAAAGCCGCAAAGAAAGAACTTAAAGGCGCGGCAAACGAGAAGGCTATTCGCAGTAACCTACAAGACGCACTCCGCTCTACACTGGTTACTTCCAAGATGGGTGGCGATGCGGTTGGAGCTGTATCAAGAAGGGCTGTATCTACTGCGTTACTGGCTAACCCTATGAACGCCGTATTGAACATCATTGAAGGCGTGACCGCCCCAGTATTCCAGAATGGTGTGAAGGCTTGGGCGCAGACAGTGCCAAGAGGGATTATCGAGACCTTCCCTACCCTCTCCAAGATCACGGGAGTAAGCCCAGAGAAATGGGTGTCTAACAAACAACTTGGTCTGGATACTAACTTTTACGGCGAAGTAGCCAACACGATTAGCAAAGAAACAACAAAGACCGCAGAGGTGTTTAACTACATCAAGGCACCACAGCTTGTAGGTCGTGGTGTAGACGTCCTTGGTAAGGCCCTGTATCGAGTCTCTGGGGTAGAGAAAGTAAACAGGATGGGTCAGGAGATGCTCTCCAACTCCGCTGTTCAACGCGCAATCAATCTTGCGAAGAAGGGCGATGAGAAGTCTATTGAAAAGCTCAAGCGTCACGACGGCATGAGAGGCCTGTCGCAGTCTGAGTTTGATAGCACTGTCAGTGCATTGCAGAAGATGAAGCAGGGAGGATCGCTAGACAAGAATGAGCTTGGCTATGTGCTGAACTTTGCCGGCGCATCAATGAACAAGTGGCAACCTGTTAGCGCTAGTGCCATGCCTCGTGCCTACAACGACAATCCAAACGCGCGAATGATGTACAGCATGCTTTCATACATGAACCGCCAGATGAATAACATCCGAACAGAGGTTGGATTAAACCTGGCTACCGTTGCAGAGAAGGGCATCAATACAAAAGAGGGCGCTGAGGCCGCAAAGACTGCGATGATTCAGACGGGCAAGTATGTTGCTCTGTTTGGTGTTATGTCTGGCGTTTGGGACGATGCCCGTAAAACGCTTGATCTAAGCAAGAACAAGGATATTGCGGATGTTCTTACGCCTGAAGGTATTGCGTCAGGAACATTTAATCAGCTTGCATCTAACGTCAGTAGCGGAGCCTTAAACATTAGAGCCAAGGAGTTTGGCGGAGAAGCTCTAAGCATTAGCCCGGCCCCTTTGCAGGCTATCAGCAGAACCGGAACAGGATTGCTGACTGCGGCTGAGAGGACTATGGCGGGGGAGCCAGATGCTATGGAGCCGTTACTTCGCACCGCCCAGACTTACGCTCCAGGACTTGCTAACATCGACAGAATTCTTCGCATGTCTACGGGCGGGCGACTGTTGACTGACGATTAATCCCAACTAATAAACTCTAACCAGCCCACTACTCCTGCCGCCCCGTCATTCTCCATACGGGCGGCCTCCTCTTTGTAGTGCTTGGCTATTTCTTTCTGCTCTTTGTTCATGCGCTTACCGAGCGTGATGTCCTCAGCCTTTTCCCTAACTAACTCAAGTGAACCTTCGCCATAGGTGTCAATATAATGACGCACAAAGTAGTCGGGGTTGCTCCCATATTTCTGGTGACAGCCGTAGCAGTGGGCAAAAGCGTTCATTCCGTCGTACCGTATGCCCTTCTTAGCGCGGCTAAAGTAGTGAGAGCAGTGAAGACCGGTGCTGTTTGACTCGTACTGCGCGCCACATCCTTGGCACTTAAAGTCGTTTCTCATGCGGACACACCTGCTGAACCAATGATCTGCCGCCGTTCTCTTTAATCGCATTTAGTTGCTCTCCCTTCTATGATTAGATCAACCCAATACTGCTTTAGTTGTTCGTTTTTTTGCAGTTTGAGGATAGCTTTATTGTAAACGTGCTTAGCGCCTTGCCGTGATAATCCTACTTCATCGGCAATTCTTTGCCACGTAACTTCGCCATCGTAGACTGTACTCCGAGAGGCTTTATTCACTTTAGTTGATCCTTTAGTTGTTGAGGAAACGGTACATATACCTTCTTGTTCTCTGAGAGCCACCTGACTAGCACCTCAGCGGCGTTAGACAGCTCCTGTGGGGTTAGCCTACCTGTGGAGTTCTTGTCGTACATGGCCTTTATAATGGGCTTGTAGAGCGTCTCCTTAACTAGTATCTCAGTGAATGGTATCTCTAGCTTGTCACTGAAGGGGTGCCTTACCCAGTACCCTGCGTCATTCAGTTCCTGAGCTATCTGTCTAAACCACAAGTGCATAGCGTTGTTTTGCCTGTCACTCCTTGTGGTGTCCTTGATTGTATATAGTATTTTCTTGCCGTCATCAAACTGCGTGGTGATGAAAGCGATAAAGAAGTTCATCTTGTCTTTGGTGTCAACAAGCCATCGGTGTGATGTGTCCATTTAGTTTCCCCAGTTTCCCCAGTTTCCCCAGCTTCCCCCTAATACCCTTGTTTTACCCCCCAGTCTGTCGCAATAAGCTGGCTTTATGAGACCAACCCGCCCCCTAAAAAGGGGGATTACAGGGATTCTGGGTATTCTGGGGATTACATTGGCACCCATCGGTAGTATTTCTTTCCGTGTTCGCCGCGCCTTTCCAACTTCAGGTTGTTTCCTTTAAGCAAATCAATGCAGTTAAGTAGCTTCTTTCTAGTACAGCCATTTGGGTTTATGTTTTCATCGCGAAGTAGCTCAAGTAACTCCGACTGACTAAACATTTTGTTGGACTTCATTATGCTACTCAGCAGTACGTACTCATCCTCGTACTTG